CATTCGATAGGGTTTAATTATATAGGTGATAAAATGAAATACATTGAAGAATCTACATATTCAGAAAGTGGTCACTATGATATAAATGAAGTTAAACTTTGGGAAGGTTCAGGCGTAACATTTGGGGCTAATAGTTTAACTCCTGTTATAGATGTTGCAAAAGGATTAATTGATAAGGATTTAACCTTTAAAAGAATAAACGAATTAACGATCATATTAGAAGGTGCCTTAAAGAATGGTAAAGGTACTGATAATAGACTAGAAAATATTGAGCAGTTGTTCGCTCAGCTTAAACAATTGCATTTGTCACTTGAAAATATAAAGCCGTCCGTTAAGGACACTTTAATAGTTAAGCCGACAGCAGAGGAGGTAAAAGAACAAGCAAAAAAAGAAGTATTAATTAACTTAATAAACAAAACAAATGTTTAAAGTAAAATCAGCTGAAGAGCTAAAAGGTATGGATGCGGAAGCATTACATTCTTACTATGTGGAGAAATTAAACCACGAAAATGCAGAATTAGAGGTAAGACTTAAATCTTTAGAAGATGAAAAGAACTCTGAAAAACACGCTGAATTAGAGCAATCAGTAAAAGAATTAAAAGAGCAATCAGTTGCAACATTAAAAGCTGCTTTAGTAGAGCAAGGTGTAGTAATTGAAGGGTTAAAAAATGGATCTATCTCAGGTGCTGGAATTGCACAAGCTGAAGGAACTATTGAAGCTGCTTTATTAACTCACAAAGATGCGTTTAAAAGTTCAAGTGAAGGATCTAAAGAAGAATTTGCTTTTGATTTAAACTTAAAAGCGGTTGGTGACATGACTTTTTCTAATAACTTGTCAGGTGGTAATATGCCACAAGCACAACGTTTAGACGGAATTAATAACATTGCTGAGGTACCTAACGCAATTTATCCAATTATACCTAAGATTTCAACTACTGCAAATGTAATTGATTGGGTTTATGAAACTGCACAAGAAGGAGCTGCTTCAGGAACTGCAGAGGGAGCAATTAAAAATCAAATTGATAATAACTTTGTTGTTACTTCAGTTGCTTTATTAAAACAAACTGCTTACTTCAAAGTATCTACAGAAATGTTATCAGATGTATCTTTCATGGCCTCATGGTTAAGAAACAAATTGATCGTTAGATTAATGCTTAGAGTTGATTCACAAATTCTTTTAGGTGATGGTACAGGAACTAACTTAAATGGTGTTTATACACAATCTACTATCTTTGCAGCTGGTACATTCGCTAATACAGTTGATTTAGCAAATGATGCTGATTCATTAGTAGTTGCAATGAACCAAATTAGATTAGCTAACCACGGTGGAAACTTAACTATTTTTATGCACCCGTCAGATGTAACGGCTCTTAAATTAGTTAAATTAACTGCTACAGATAAGCGTTATGTTGACAGACTTTTACAAGTTGGATCTACATTAATGATTGATGGAGTTAGAATAATAGAAACAGTTGAAATGACAGCTGGGACATTCTTAGTAGGTGATATGACTAAAGCGTTATTAGCTGAAAGACAAAATGTAACTGTAGAGGTTGGACTTGATTCAGGTGATTTCTTAAAGAACATGAGAAGTATCTTAGCTGAATGGAGAGGTGAAGTAATTATCCAAAACAATGACACAACGGCATTTGTTTACGGTGTATTTGCTACAACTAATGCAGCATTAGAAACTCCTTAATTAGTATAAATTAACCCTAACGCCTCACTATTAACGTAGTGGGGTTTTGGTGGTAAAAAACATAAATTATAAAAAAATGGCAAAGTCAAAAGAAAAAGATTTCGTAAAAGTAGTAGGTGTAAAAGCACCTGAAGGAAAACCACAACATTTAATCGTTGGGAAAACTTATGAGGTTTCAAAAGAAACAGCTGAAAATATTATAAAAAGTAAACAAGGCAAAAAAGCCTAATCATTTTTTATGTCTACCCCTCACTCCATATTGACGTATGGGGTTTGCGGTGGTAAAAAGAGAAAGCAATGTTTTTAACAGCCACAGATTTTACGGGATTCTATCAATTATCAAAAGGTAATAGCTACCAGGATGCGGTATTAGATGAATACATAACAGAAAATCAGGAACAATTTTTATTAGACTTGTTAGGGTGTGATTTATACGCTTTGTTTATAGCTGATTTAGATCCGATTACGGGGCTACCAGTAACACAAAGATTTATAGATATATTTGATGCGTTTTGTATAGATGACACAATAGGAACCGGATGCCAAAGGCGTTCTAAGGGTATAAAAGTAATGTTAAAAGGCTTTACATACTTTAATATAGCCCGTAATAGTGACTTTTTTAATACTATTAGTGGTAACGTTAAAAATACATTTAGTAATAGTTTACCTGTAAAAGAAGTAGAATATGGCTTAAATGAACGCTATAACGTTGCTATGGGTACTTATAACGCTATTCAATGGTTTATTTGCGAAAACGATAGTGTTTATCCTGAGTACAACGGGATGAGTAAAGAAGTTTTAAATAATTTCGGTTTTTAATTATGGCTAACAAAGAACAAATAACGGTTTATAAAAGTGGTACAGCAGTAGTTGATTATGTAGCTACAGCGGATTTTACAACGGATGCTATAAAATGGGATAACTTACATGGCTTTTCTTTAAATATTTGGTTTCCATTATTAAATGGGACTAGTCCAAAACCTAGAATCACGATACAAGTAAGCAACACAACAAACTCAAACAGTTTTATTACTTATGTAGATGTTGACAATATAGCAATACCTCAGTTGTTTGAAAAGTCAAGTGTAACGCCTAAATATATAAGATTAGTATATGATTCTACAGATGTAGGTTTTGGTAGTGTAATAACAATTGACTTAAATAAAATTATATTATGAGTATAGATTTGGATAAATTTGTCGGTGTCATACCTTCTAACTTAGACGCTTTAGATGATGTTATTATAACAAGCGTAACGACTGGTCAATCTTTAACTTGGAACGGTTCAAAGTGGGTAAATCAAGATGAAGAACCTGATTTATCTAATAGGATTATAGTTACACAAGCTTCTGATTTCGGAGTTATAGATTCTACAAAAGAATATTTCTTAGATGGTATAATTGACATGGGAGGCGTATCAATAGAAGTTCCTTCAGGTGGTATTTATATTAGTGGTTTTAATTTTAACCTATCTAAGCTTATAGATTCAACAAGTTCATACACAATGTTTACTAGTCCCGTTGGTGGTTCTGGTGACGTTTTATTTATGGATTTTGCAATAGAAGTTACTGGTACTAACTCAGCAGTTTATGATTTAGTTTCTGATACAGGATTTAAAGCAGTAGAGATTTCAAGAATAAACTTTAATAATTGTACGTCTTTAGGTACTTTAGATAATTACAGACAAGGTTTAGAGACTGGGACAGGTCGATTCGGTGGCACTCCAAACTTAATACTTTCGGGGAATTGGGTAGGTGGTTATTTTATAGACACTTCAATAGTTAGAGGTTTAACGAATGGCGTTTATTCTTTATTTGAAGAGGGGACAGGATTCTCAATGGCTTCAAGGTTCAGAAGTAATCAAAATATTGACATACCAGCAGATGTTTCTTTTTTCGACTTTCAACCTTCTAACTTTGTCAACCCTTCAACGGTTCAAATTACAAACGCTATAATTTCAAGGAATGGAGTGTTTGATGCTGAGGATGCAAATATAATTCCTAACATGGATAAGGGGGATTTAGTTAGTTCATGGAATGGAAATAAAGGAATACAAAATACTTTTAAAGGGGGAGAAAATAGAGTTACAACAGAAATTACCACAACAATATCTAGTACGGGAGTATTTGTAGATTTAGCGGGGACATACACAACGTCAGATTTACAACACTTTGACGCACCAGCCAACGGACAACTAAGGCATCTAGGAGATTCACCAATAGAATATAAAGTTAATGTATTTGGAATAATAGACGGTGGAAGTAATGATGACGTGGAGTTAAAGATTGTTGTTTGGGATGACTCGGCAAGTGTATTTGTAGATTACAAATCAGTTGTTAGGGTTATTAATAATTTACAAGGTGGTAGAGATGTAGCATATTTTAATTTTACTGATAAGGTACTTTTAAATACTGAC